TTTACAACTACACAAGCCCGTCCACAGGCGACTCTTATACGTTCCTACCCGAGGACGTGGTACACATTCAAGGACTCACGAGCGACGGCATTTGGGGCTATCCGCTGTGGCAAATTGCGAAAAACGTACTCGGCAACGGCCTGACGCTTGAAAAGCATGGCAACTCGCTGTTTAAGAACGCCGCGAGGCCGTCCGGCGTGCTGAAGCATCCGGGCAAGCTGGCACCGGAAGGCCGCGAGAACTTGCGGCGTGACTGGGAACGGCTGCACAGCGGAGCCGAAAACGCTGGCAAGATTGCCGTACTGTGGGAAGCGATGGAATTCCAAGAGATGTCGATGACAAACATCGATGCCCAATGGAAAGAAGCGATGGAATTGGACATCCGTCGCGTGGCTTCGCTGTTTTCTATCCCCGCTTACATGCTTAACGCGGACGTGGACTTGAAGGGTGTCACGAACCTTGAGGAGCTACGGGCCGACTATTTGCAACGGACGTTGACGCGATGGTTCAACCGACTCAGCGAGGAGCTTGGTCGCAAGCTATTGCGTCGTGACGAGTATCTAACGGACGAATATCGGTTCAGTTGGGACACTTTCGAGTTCTTGCGTGGCGATTTCGACACAACGAGTGCGGTTGCCGACCGACTTATCAAGGCCGAGGTCATCAACCGCAACGAGGCCCGCGAGTGGTTCGGACTGCCCCCGTATGAGGGCGGCGACATGTTTGGAAACCCGGCCATCAATCCGATTCAAGATAGCCCCGAAACGACCGAAGAGCCCCCGGAAACCGACGAAACAGACGACGAAAGCATGGAAAACCGACAGCACAAGGTGTTTTTGTTTGATTTGTTGGCGGAACACTTGGCATTGTTCTTTAGTCACGAGCAGGCGGAAATCGAGAAGGCTGCGAGCCGCCCTCAGTTCGTGAAGTGGATCGAAGCGTACTATTGCGGAACTGACCCGAAAGTGGTGGCGTTGCTTGAGAAAATCGTCGGCACTTCCATTCGATCGTGTTCACCAAGCCTAATAGACCGAAACGACTTGGTGGATCGGCTTGAATCGCGATCAGTGGCACAGAAAAACAAACTGTTGGTGCTGTGCGGACGGGATGACCCGCTGGACAGCATCAAGAAACATGCGGCAACGGATTTCCGGGCGGAAGCCGAGAAACTAATCCTCGACCTAAAGGGAAATAGCGATGGCATTGGAACTGATTAACAAGTCGGAAGGTGCCCCCGAACTGTGGGTATATGGCGATATTGGCGGATTCTGGGACGGAATCAGGGCCGACGACGTGCAAAAGGCACTCGCATCGGTGCCGAGCGACGTAAACATTGACGTTCGTATAAACAGCGGCGGCGGCGACTACTTCGACGGCATCGCAATTCATTCGTTGCTATCGAGGCGGACAGGGGCAACCAGCGTCTACGTCGATGGACTCGCAGCGTCAGCGGCATCAATCATTGCAATGGCGGGTGACTCCATTGAGATGGCAGCCGGTTCGCAAATGATGATTCATCAGGTGCAAGGAAGTGCCCGTGGAACGTGGGCAGAACTGGCGGCGGCATCGGAAGCCGTCAAGAAAACAAACCAAGACGCATCGATCGTATACGAGGGTCGCTGGAGTGGCAGCCGTGACGACCTAATCGCAGCCATCGAAGCCGAAACATGGTACACAGCAGACGAGGCTATCGCGGCAGGATTGGCGGATCGAAAGTCCCCGCAAAAGATGGCAGCGTTCGCGGCTGCCGGGGACATCGAGAAGTTTCAATACAAGCACATTCCGAACGAAGTCAACAAGACGGTCTACATGAATGAGATGCAGGCCAAGCTGTTTTCGAGCTTTACTGATTCCGAATTGAAAGGACATGGCAATGACTAAGCGAGTTGAGATATTCTGTGGCAACAAGTCGATCGGGCGTTACGATTTGTGCGACCTGCCGAGGATTGGCGACTTCATCGACCACGACGGCGAAGAGCATCAAATAAGCCGGGTGGTGTTCAACTTGAGCGGCAAGGCGGCGTTGCACTGCGAGGCACCGAAGTCGGCACCGAAACCGGAGCCAGTCGCCCCGCCAGAGCCACCGAAGCCTGCCCCGGAGAAAAGTGTTGACAAGCCCCGCCGTAAATCGTAGTATTTGAGTTGAACAACTTAGAGAACGGGTTGCGAGAGAACCGGCAAGAGCCGCTATCCGCAACTGACAGTAAACCAAGATTGCAAGAGCAACGCGGTTTGCTAAATCGTCCATTCATTTGGGCGGTCTAGCAAGCCGCGTTTTTTGTTGCTCCTAGCCGCCCGGCACGGAGCAACAAAAATGCAAACCACGCGAGAAATCCAAGAGTCGATCGACGACTTGGCCATCGAAGGTCAAGCCATCTACGACGCGGCGAAAGCTGCCAATCGCGAGCTGACATCCGAGGAATCGGATCGGTTCGACGCCATCACAGGGCAGCTTGTCCCGGACCTGCGAAAGAAGCTTGGCGAAGCCCAGGCCCGCGAAGATAAGATCCGCAGCCTCGCCCAAACTCGCCAACGCGAACAGCGTGCCGCCGAGTTGTCTGGCATGAATTCGGAAAGCCTACAGCGTAACGCTGTGCTGCCGATCAATGGCCGCGAACAGACCGAAAACAACAGCCGCGACGGGCGTGCTTTTGTCAAAGTCACCAAGCTACGGGCGTTCAAGAGCGACACCGACGCTTACGACTCGGGCATGTGGATGCGGGCCATGATTGGCCGCGAATTCAATCGTGAGGACGTGGCGGCACTTCAACACTGCCAGCGACGCGGGTTGTCCCTGACCAATGCGGGCACCGAGGGCCAAGGCTCCACGGGCGGTTATCTTGTTCCGGCCCCACTCTCGCAGACACTGATTGACGTTCGCGAAAGCGTTGGCGTTGCACGGCGTCTATTGCAGGTGGTGCCGATGACCGCCGACACGCTTGAGATTCCCAAGCGGGCCGGTGGCCTGACTGTTTACGGTGCCGGTGAATCGGCAGCGTTCACAGCGTCCGACAAGAGTTGGTCGCAAGTCAAGCTGGTTGCGGACAAGCGATACGTGGCCCATCAGATTTCGCAAGAGTTGACCGACGATGCGATCATCAACATCGTCGACGACGCTGTGAGCGAGATGGGTTATGCCCTTGCGTTGGCCGAAGATTCGGAAGCCATCAACGGCGACGGCACTTCGACCTATCGCGGCGTGCTTGGCATCAAGAACGGCATCGGTGCGGGTGGGGTCTACACGGCGGCCACCAATATGGATACGTGGGGCGAGCTTGCCATGCTCGACTTCACGGGCACGATGGGCAAGTTGCCATCGCAGTATTGGACGGGTGAGCAACTTAGCTGGGTTTGCTCAGCTTCGTTCTATCACGCGGTCATGCTTCGCGTGCTTGCGGAGGCAGGCGGCAACACGATTGCCAATCTGCAATCCGGTGACACGGGCATGCCGATGTTCCTTGGCCACCCGGTCTACTTCACGGACCGGATGCCAACCGCGACCGCAGCCGCGACGATCCACGCTTACTTCGGTAACTGGCGTCAACTCGGCATCCTCGGCCAGCGGACGGACGTTCGGGTAGCACGGAGCGACGACTACGCGTTCCTGAATGACCTGACGACCATCAAGGCCACTTCCCGTTACGACATCAAGCTACACGCTCCGGGCACTGCTTCGGCGGCCGGTGCTGTTGTTGCTCTCAAAACCGCCAGCTAAGGAGCATAACAATGCGTTCAGTTTTACCGCTCTCGCAAGAGTGCAAATTTTCAGACTTCGACTACGCATCGTCCACCTCGGACATCACGGTGGAAGTCGATACCAGGGGTTACAGCGGTTGCCTGTTCCTTTGCAAGTTCGCTGCCGTTGGTGGTGCTGGTTCGGTCAAGGCCCAAGAGCATGACGTGACCGCCACCGGGCAGACCGACCTTACGGGAACGTCAATCACGGTTGCCACTGACGACGACGACCAGAGCTTCTATATCGACATTCCCCGCCCGCAAAAGCGGTATCTGTCGTTTATCATCGCCAAGGGTGGAGCGACAACAGCCGCGAGTGGTTTTTGCTTGCTGTACGGTGCCAGTGAATCGCCAATCACTAATACAGTGACTGACGAATTCACGGGCGAAGTTCACGTATCGCCTATCGCTGGCACTGCGTAACAACCACAGCGGACGGTAGTTTCGACTGCCGTCCGCTTTTCTATATCGAGGGGTCGCATGATCGAGCAAGTCGTCAGCGTAAGCGGCAACGAGCCGGTCACGATCGACGCCGCGTTGCGTTTGCAGTTCGGCGCGGCCAGCGACAAAGACACGCTCATTGGCAACTTGATTTCAGAGGCACGCGATTACGCCGAGCGTTGCACGCAAAGAACACTGCGAGACTTAGTTACTCGCAAGATTCTGTTGTGCTACTTCCCGTCGCGAATCGAATTGCCTTGGCCGCCAGCTTTGGCAATCAGTTCGGTGCAGTATTACGACGCGGACGGTAATAGCCAGACAGTCAGTTCGGGCGACTACCGATTGACGGTAAGCACGAACGGCAAAGCGTCGCTGGAATTCGACGTTGATTACTCCTACCCAAGTTTGGACGTGCGGCAGGATGCTTTTAGCATCACGTACACCACGGGCTATTCGAGCGGCGTCCCTGAATGTGCAGCGTCGGCAATCAAGCTGCTGACGCTGGCGTTCTATGCACAAGATTCGGAAGTCAGTCAGAAACTTTATATGGAACGTGCCGACGCATTGCTAAGCACTGTGGCGATGCCGGTTTACGCATGAGGGCCGGAGCTTGCAAGTGGACCGGAGTGATTCAGCGAGTCACGAAAAAGGATGACTGGGCAAGTGGTTCGGACTCGTGGGCCACGCTGGCAACCGTCTATTGCAGCCTCAGGCCGACGACCGGCGGAGAGCAAGAGGTAGCGAGTCAGTTGCAATCAACACAGAGCCATGTTGCCGAGTGGCGATACGACGCAACGAGTGCAACCGCCAGACCCCGCGACCGTATGTCGATCGATTCGCGGACGTTTGAGATTGCATCGATTTACAACGTGGACGAACGGCGGCATTGGATTCGGGCTTACTTGACGGAGAAAAACCCGTGAGCGTTTTCATCACCGGCGACAAGCAGCTTGACGCACTACTTCGGCGGCTACCGAGCAAGGTGCAAATCAAGGCCGTGAAGAAGGCGACTCGGAACCTTGCCAAGAAACTCAAGCCGAAGATTGTCGCGTTGACGCCAGAGGATCAGGGCGACATGCGGCGAGCGTATCAGGTGCGAGCGTCTAACCGGAAATACAAACAACCGACCGGCAAGATTCGGGGCGGCGTGAACAAGACGACTGGGTTTACTTACACGTTCCCGGTCCAAAAGATCGTGGCCCGAAGCTACGGGGCGAAGGTCGAGATAACACGCGACAGCCTGAACAAAGTTCGGACGACAGCGGGAGCCGAGCCGATCGGGGCGGGCGACTATTTCTACCCGGCATCGGTGGAACTGGGGACGCAACGCGAGACAGCACAGATGCCCATGCGAACCGCAACGGACCAGATGAGAGACGACGTAGGGCGAGAGATGCAGATCGAGTTGGCTGCCGTGATTAACGCGGAGGCGGCGAAGCGATGAGCGTATTAGCCGACTTGGCAACCTACCTGCGAACGAAGTCAGGCGTCACGGATTTATTGGCGACGGCAGACACGCACAAGATTATTCGCGACGGACGATTGCGAGAGGGGGACGGGTTCCCGGCGATCGTGTTGCAGAGCGTCAGCTACCAGCCGAACTACAGCCTCACGAATCAAGTTGACGTGAATCAGGAAACGGTACAGATCGATTGTTACGCCGAACGGAATCCATACGACGCCAAGGCACTCGACGAACAGGTGCGGCTAGTGCTGAGCGGATACAAGGGCGTGATGGGCAACACGAGTTGCCGAGGTGCGTTCATCCGATCGAGTCGTGACCTGACAACGAAACCAACAGACGCAAGCGACGATTGGCGGCCTCGCGTTAGTCGTGATTACGAGATTTTTTACACACAAGCAATTCCTTCATGGAGTTAAAAAGTCATGCCTGACACTGGCCATTTAGCGACTCTCGGGC